CAACACCTGAAGACGAATTCGCTTCACTGTTCGAAGATTCTCAGCACATAGTGAACCCGAAAGTGAATCAGTATGCCAACATCCGCGCGCCTGATATGATTCTGCCTGCTAGAGCAGGGACGAAAGGCGAGCTGGCTTCAGTGACATCAGGCGGCTCAGCGAATATCGAGAATCTCCTGGAGAAGCTGCTGAAGGCGGTGGAAAGCATGGGAGTAGACGTGTTCATTGACAGTGACGAAGTGGGGAAGAAGGTTATGAAGAAAATACAGAGAAAGCAGGGGGCGAGCTTCTAATGGCGACATCGAGATTGGCACTTAGCACGTTGACGGCTGGCGTCAGCACGCGGGCGAACCTGATCACGTGCATGACTACTAGAAACGTCGTGGATGGGAAAAAAGTGACCAATCAAGTAATGCAGAACGTGCAGGTGATTTTAAATGGGTACTACGGCAAGATTACATCTTGAAAAATTGGTGGCAGGAGCATCGACCAGAGCGAATCTGATCGCCTATTGGAATAGCAATGCAGACATCCTGGATACCCTGGTAAAGGGCACGGGGCTAAGCGGCGGTCAATCTGTCATCGGTGGTACTGGTAGCGGCGACGATCTCACACTACGAAGTACGTCGCATGCCACCAAAGGCAGCATACTGATTGGAACTTCTGTATATGATGAGGTGAATAACCGACTTGGGATCGGGGGGACACCAAATACAAAAATTCACATTGCAACACCAGTCGAAAACGGGATAGATAGTGTTCTTCGAGTAGGAGCATATCTTGATATTATGCAAACGTTTTTTGGATCAAAATGTTTTATAGGCGGAAATTGCAGATTATCAACCAGTTCAGCAACTACTAATAAATTTATTCCTTCATATAATCCTGGATATGGCATGCTCATGGAACAGGATTATGGCAATGCTATTCAGTGGTATGGAATAAATTGGAATTCGAGTAGTGTTGAAAAAGAATTGTCAGATTTTATTTTGGCAATGTCTCTTACATACAATGGTAATCTTTGGGTAGCTGGTGATGTGAATTGTGCGTCAGTAACCGATCACACCCCACATTTTTTAGGCGATGCGCTCGCTGCTATCCGGAAAATCAAGGCCGCGAAAAATGGCGAGATTGATCATGCCAGCCTACCGGATTTCGCAATCAATCCATACCAGGACAAAAAGGGCGAATGGTGGCCGGGCCGATCACTTGGTGACATGGTATCGGTGCTGACGGTGGCGATCCAGCAGCTGGCGGCCAACTACGATGCTGCCATAGCCGAAAGAGATTTGAAAATAGAAAAACTGTCTAAAAGAATTGATGCTCTAGCCGCCGAAATAGAAAAGAATTGAGGCCGTATGATAATCACTGTCGGCACCACCGATCTCTACACATCCACTCTCTTAGAGAACAACGCCGAACTCCTGGAGAATGATGCGGTCATTCTCGATGAAGCCTGGGCAGGTGTCACCCACCTTTGGAAACGCGGGTCTCTCGGCATCCATCATGCCATCGAGGAAGCCAGCACGACGGACCTGATAGCCAAGGATGTTGCTGGGGCCTGGTCCTTCACGAGGGGAATGCAGGTACTCATCCGAGAGATTGATGGCACGATGATCTTTGGCGGAGTGGTTGATACCGCCAAGAGGACGCCGTTGGGTGGCCTGTCCTCTCTGGTCTGGCACTCACTGAGCTGCCAGGATTGGCACTATCTCGCCCAGAAGCGGCTCGTGGTCTATGCTGCCACGGCTACGGCTACGGATGTAGCCGTGCGGTACATCCTCGATACCTACCTGGCCGATGAGGGGATCACAGAGGGCTATATCGAGCCCGGCCCGGAACTGGAAGAGATCGCCCTAAACTACGTCTATGCTTCCGCTGCATTGGACAAGTTGGCGGAAGCAAGCGGCTTCGTATGGTACATTGACGAAAACAAGAGACTGTACTTCTGTAGCCGAACCCAATACGCCGCTGATTGGAGCCTTGCCAATTCCGACATCGAGCGGGATACTCTGGAGCTGGAGGACGGTAACCCGAAGTACCGCAACCGACAGTATGTCATGGGCGCCTATGCCGAAACTGAGCTACAGACTGAGCAATTTTTGGGAGATGGAACCCAATCGTCTTTCACTTGCGGATATCCGATCAATCGAATATCTACATTGACAGTCAACGGCGCCGCCCAAACGGTGGGCATCAAGGGCCTTGATAGCGGTTACAATTGGTACTACACGAATGGCTCAGAGACATTCACTCAAGATTCAGCAGGCGTCAAGGTTCCTGCTGGGCAGGTAATCGAGATCGCTTACTATGGACTGTTCAAAAAACTGTCGATGCAAGAGGATGATACCGAGATCCTGGCGAACCAGGCGCGGGAGGGGGTGGGCACCGGCATAGTCGAGAACATCCTGACCGATGAGTCGCTATCCAGCGGAGATGCTGCTGATGAGTATGCCAATGCCATGCTCACAGAATATGCCGTAGCTGGGAAGAAGATCCGCTACAAGACCAGACGGCCCGGATTGGCGGCAGGCGTCATGCAGGCCTGTCTGGATGAGGGCGATTTCCTACTCACATACTTAGATATCTCAGAAAGCAACGACCTGATCTACTACACAGTAGAGGGGGTGCAAGGGCCGGTACAGGAGTCCTGGGAGAAATTTTTTCTTGAAGCGTTCCAATCTGTCTCGAAAATCCGTGAAAATCTAGGCGACGGTGAGGCCGTCCGGGGGCTGACGGTCTTCATCAAGAATTGGATAGAGTCAGAAAGGCCAAACATCTGGACTGAGGCACCGATCGGCGCGGGCCTGGCAGTATCTTCTGACCTGTGGCCCTGCTTCGATCCAGACCAACGGGTTACTCATCTGGTACTGATATCAGCAGCGGGGGAGGGCTTCAGGAAGGCCATCACCCACAGCAATGATGCTACTGAGGGCTTGCTTTCCACAGTCACATACATTTCAGGGCCGGAGGCGAACGGGGTGCAGTGGACCCACGTGGCCTGGGTGGGCGGAGATTCAGCGTCCCTGGTGGCCGGGAGCGGGGTGGAGATCGATAGGCAAGCCTTCAGCAAGTTAAAAACTTATTTGGAAAGTATTCAATTGGACCATCGCGACTACAAATGGAGCTGAGACATGAGCTACACAAAGACCGCCTGGCTGGAAACCTCGATGAGCACGGCCCAAAAGCTGACTGCCCTGGACAATCTGGAGGGGATGTACGGCGAGGCGGTTTCGTACATCGACGCAATAACCCATAGCAGCCGCTACTATACTGATGCTCAGGCAGCCGCGAAGTTCTTCTCGAGCTCGACAGACGGAAGCGGCTCCGGCCTCATAGCCGCCACCCTGGACGGCTACAGCGCAGATCAGATCATCGCCGCGGGAATACCATCAGGAAACATAGCATGGTGGTCGGGATCAGAGGCATCGATCCCATCCGGATGGTATCTCTGCAACGGCCTCAACGGAACCCCTGATCTGAGGGATCGATTCATAGTCGGTGCTGGCAGTCACTACGCGAAAGCAGCACGCGGCGGAGCAATCACTGTCACCACGACAGCAACGATTACGATAGCAGGGCATGTACTCACCGCAGCCGAGATCCCGAAACATGGTCACGGCACCACGGGCGACTACAACAACAATCTAAATTACATGCAAGAGAACGCAGCGCGCGACCAGACACCAGGGACGGCGATCGCGGGTTCCACATCCAGAACCACTGGGAATACAGGCGGTGGCAGCTCTCATACTCATCCGGCCACCTGGGCGGGTACGGCCGGGCAGTCAAAAACACCACCATATTACGCCTTATGTATAATTATGAAGTCGTGATAATATGTACGAAAAATATCATGACCCTTGGACCAGCACGCATCGACTCAGTGCGAAGGCACTGAATCACATCGAAACCCAATGGGACGAGATAAAAGCAGATGTAGATGCTCACAATCACGATACTAGATATTATCCCATGACCACGGCTGATGTAACTTTTTTTAGCCTGTCGTATAGAAGCGGATTCGATGCCGACTTGCTGGACGGTAAACATTATTCAGATATTTTGGCAGTGGTTCTACCGACCGGCACCATCATGGCATGGTACGGCACGGATTCGACCATTCCGTCCGGGTGGCATATCTGTGACGGAGGGACATATGGAGGAAAGGCTTCACCCGACCTGAGAGACAGATTCATTATCGGAGCAGGGGGGTCGTATGCAGTAGGAGCCACGGCCGGCCCCGCCACCTGGGACGGGACCGTTTCACCGACTGGAACAGTGACAGTGACAGTGCATACGCTGACCACGGACGAATTGCCCGCACATACCCACACATATGAAGATCATATTCGGTATGGGTCGAGCTACACCACCAATGACTATTCGTTTCCGGGGCATGTGCACGCATTGTCAAGTTATTCGGACGGTTCAACTACGATCGGTGAACAGGCAACGGGCGGAGGATCGCACGGCCATTCAGGCTCGATGATAACGTTTAATGGTGTAGATCCCAGACCATTGTATCACAGTTTATATTATATTATGAAGTATGCATGAGGGACGAGGATGAGTTATACGAAAAATCACGATCCCTGGGCGTCGGGTGATCTTTTAACTACGACAGTTCTAAATAATTTTGAGACTATTTACGAGGACATCACATCCCCAATTACTGGCCATCTCTACACACATGATCATGATGCATTGTATCAACGGATCGAGGAGATGGACACAGCGTACTGGCATGCAGGGAACGACGGTCCTGGTTCTGGCTCTGATGCGGATCTGCTGTATCGATCGTCTGGAAACCTGCATGCATCAGCTTTTGCAGGAATGGGCGTGCCGACTGGACTAGTGGTGCTTTGGTACGGCAGCGTTGCATCGATCCCGTCAGGGTGGCACCTATGCGACGGCACCAGCGGAACTATCGATCTGAGGGGCCGCTACACAGTCGGCGCAGGCACTGGGGCGGCGTATTTCTCTGTCGGAGGGACTGGGGGGAGCAGTTCCTTCACTGCAACTGGGTCGATGACGATCAGCGGACATGCACTCACGATAACTGAGATGCCTGCGCACAATCACCCTTACACCGATGCTATGTGGAATCTCGACTGGGAGTGGGGATCGACCAGTGTAGGATCTCCATCGACTGATATCTATTCCACCCGCACATCACCTTCTGCGGGGGGTGGAACAGCACACACTCACGGAGGATCGATTAGTGTCGGATCGATCACTTTATTGCCTTACGCGATCGCGTTATGTTACATTCAGAAGATTTAGGAGATGATAAAAACGATAACAGCGGACAACGTAAATGAGGCCTTCGACGATCTAGAGAAAGCCTTTCACACGCTTGAAAAAACCGAAGACAAGCAGGCAGAATGTATAGAGAGCATGAACAATTTCAAGGAGGGAAGCAAAGCAGAGATCGCCGCTAAAGCCCGCCTGGCCAAACTGCAGCCTGAATTAGTTGCTGCCCAGAGGGCTTTTCGTCTGGCAGGAATACGAGCAGATAGAATCAGGATGCTGCTCGACGTCCAAAAAACGAGTATGGGCCGAGACTAGATCGACCCCGTCTCACGCTATCAGACCCCGCCCAGATACTGCCCGCCGATGCTTGAACCATCCGGGTAGGTTCCGATCATCTTTTCCCTTTTTTCTGCCGAGCCCGCGGGCAGCAGGTTCATGTCATTGGTGGTGTAGGTCTTGTTCTCGACCCGATTGCCATCGATGGCATGAACTATCCCGCTGGTTGTATTGTTGGCCAGAATATAGGGCTTGCTGAGGTCCACCGGCCCGGTCATCTTTTTCATGATCAGGTTGGCGTCTTCCCCGAAGTGCTGTCTGACCCAGGCGTTCCACTGGTCGGCCAGGGCGTTGAAGGTCGGGATATCCTGCTGGTCGTAGGCTATGGCCATCTTCCAGGACAGCGTTGAGCCGTCGATCATGGCCTGCTGCTCGGCGGTATAGGCAGATGCCAGAGAAAGCCCGGCCAGGAGGGCCACACAAAGGATCAGGGCGAGCTTCATCTCAGCCCCGCCGGTAGAACGTAGCTATTCCTGGTGACAGACAGATTCTCCCACCGCTGGCCGGTGTAGCCCACGGCGTCCATCCAGCCGTTCAGGATCGCCACGCCCTGGTTGTAGGCTGCCTCATACGCGGGCTCCTGCTGGCCGGCAGCAGACATCCAGCCGAGAGCATAGCCGTCCTGGATGCCTTCCAGGTAGGCGGAATCGGATTCGTTCATTGCGGTGCAAGGCGCTGCCAAAAGCAGTGCTGCGAGTGCTAATAGTACTATTTTCATTTACTACTCTCCATCAATTTCATACCAAATTCTGAAAAGGTTTGGCCAACATGCATGAATGCTATGGCCAACGCCTCGACTATGCGACGGCCCATTTCCACGATAGCATCGAACGTATCTCTCATAATCTGCATAGCGATCTCATCCCTCGTTCCCAGATGGGCAATCTCAACAGATGAATTGCCCTGAAATTCAATGATCATTTCTCCTTATCTCCCACTTATGATATATCTTCATTCGCTAGCTCCCTGGCTAGCGCTTCTCGGACCACCTGCGACCGCTTCCCGCGCGGCCACCGATCGATAGCGGCGGCGATGTCCGGCGGCAGCATAAAGTGGCGAGAGACATATTTCTCGCCGGGCGGCGTAGCCTGAGTCATGCTCAGGCCACCTCACTCCCACGCCGGCCCGATGTGGACCGACGCAGATTCTTTCATATCATACCAAATGGCAGCATCATGCTGCCAGGAGTCCCACCAGGCCCGGAACAAGGACTGGAACCACTCTGGCCCATCGTCGAACCCTATGTGGGGGACGCCCAACAACGGGCGATGCCCCCAGTGGTATTCCTGCTCATCGTTGAACCCGCCCATGAGGCGGGACAGCATGTACACCGACAGGCTGCCAGAGTTATCGACGCCCACGTGGGGCTTGTTACCTTCGCGCCGGAAGTCCTCTTCCGTGAGGTGGAGGGCCTCAAGATCTTTCCAGCATTTCGCCGGGCCATGCGCCTCGACGAAAGCTAGGTACTCCGCGAGACGCGGAGTAATTTCTTTCATTCTCAGGTGGCCGTTTACGGTCCCCAGTCTGCCCGGCGCCAAACTCCGGCACTCCTCGCGGGGCTTTCCACAAATGAGGCAGATCTCTTCCATCCAGGCCATCCTAGGCCACCTCCTTCAATCGCAGGCCATCGATGGCCACAAAGAACTTCTCGTAGTCGGCCACAATTCCGAGCGTCTCGGCCCGGATGCTGGAAGGCCTGGTGTCCTGGGCTCTGGCTACCTGCATGATTGAGCGGGCCTGCTTGGCGACCTCGCGGGCCACCTCCTTTCTTCCCGGGAATGCGGGACTCCAGGATGTTGCGGCCCTGGCGATATCTGCATCCAGCTCGCCGATCTCGGCATCCTCGCGGGCTGCGATCTTGGCGCGG